GCTGTCGCCATGGATCATCTGTTCCACGGCCGCAGCAATCACCTGATGATGCCAGCCTGGCTGGTACTCTGGCATGGTAAATTGACAGAACTCAATCAGGCTGCGACGGGCCTGCCTCCGGGCCAGCAAGGTGGTGGCTGCCTCGGCTGGCGATACTTGTGAGCTGCTCATCAGTTAGGTCCTCCACCGCATGAGACACAGTCACCCGAACATCATGGTTCACTTCACCCCGCTCAACATAACCACGGCCCTTGCCCAGGCATTTCAGCGTGAAACAAACCGCCCAGGCCTCGCCGCGGAGGGTCGCCAGCCCCAGGGCGCTTTCCGCGTTGTCGGCCATGGACTCACGGGCATCATTAACGATGGCGTGCATGGCTGCATTACCCTGCATCCTTCGCCAGACTGTCGTACGGTCCAGCCCCAGTGCCCTGCCAGCCGCTGCAACATTTCCATGAGCCGCCTTGAGGGCCAGTTTTATAGCTGCATCTGTCTTTTTGATCCGCTTCATCTTTCACCCGTTGCGTTGCGTGAGCGCAAGGAACTCACTCCGCAGCTGTGCCGAGTCCCGGAACTCACCCAGCATGGAACTGGTCACCATTGTGGTCCCTTGCATCCTGACCCCTCGGCAAGCCATGCACTGGTGGCTGGCAGAGACAATCACACCCACCCCTCTGGGTTTCAAGTGTTCCATCAGGTCTTCAGCAATCTGATGGGTCATACGCTCCTGAACCTGGAGGCGCATGGACCGGCATGAAACCAGGCGGGCAATCTTGCTAATGCCTACGACCCGGCTGCCTGGCAAGTAGCCAACAGTAACATGCCCGGTAAATGGCAGCATGTGATGCTCACACAGGCTGGAGAACGGAACATCCCTCAGCATCACCAACTCGTCAAACGGAACATCAAAGGTGGTCCCCAGGATGGTGGCCGGGTCTTCTCTCATGCCAGCAGTCATCTCGGTCAGTGCCTTGATGACTCTTGCTGGAGTGTCCAGCAGGCCATCCCTGGCAGGATCTTCACCAATAAACTCCAGCTGCCTTCTGACTGTGTCAGCCAGGTCAGCGGTTGGATCTGTATCTTCCCAAGGAAAAGTGATCCACCCCTCACCCGGTTGCTTGGCGTGCAATGCCCAGAAAGGCTTCTGCTGGTATCGTGCCTTGGTTACTCCAGAGTCGACAATGTCATCCACAATCCAGTCAGCGGCTTCCACAGAATCAACTGCCCGGCCAGTCAGCCCGGCAACAATAGCACCGCCTCTAGGCACCCCAAACAGCTTGCCAGCTGGTGCCTCTTTTAGCTTGGCATAGACCATTTCCCAACTGTACTTCATCGGATGGCCCACCCCTTATGCTGCTGCACTGACAACCGCCAGTCAGGGTTCTCCTCGACCAGCTTGCGGCACCACTCAAGGGTCCTGCGGTCAGTGGTCAGCCCGTTGAAGGCTGGGCTGATTAACTGGTGAACCGCCTGGCATTTTGGCTTAGGGATTCCTTGCCCGTAGGCGCGAACATACTTAACTTCGTTGGCATTCAGCTGCCTGACTGCATGCTCAGCAACTTTTGGGCTGACAGTGATCCAGTCAATCCCGCGGCCCTCCAGATCCAGGCTGCCGTTGGTTTCCACGGCCACCTTGAAACCTGCCACATGAAACAGGTCAATCAGACCAGCGTCTAGTTGCAAACCTGGCTCACCTCCAGTGGCAACAATCCACCGACAGGCTCCCGCTTCCTGTTTGACCCACTCAAGCAGCTGGCTAGCAGTTAATTTCCTGCCACTGGCAAACTCTGTGTCGCAATCAAACCCACCAGGCGACCGCTCTCCTGGCTCAACTGTGCAAGCCAGATTACAGCCAGAAAACCGAACAAAGACACTGGCTTCACCAGCCCGCATCCCTTCACCTTGCAATGTCAAAAAAACCTCATTGACCTGGTACATGCTTCACCGTGACTGTAGAGGTATCTGTTTCCTGGAGGTCAATCTGAACAACATTCAACCCGGTGCCCCGAAGCCGGGCAAGCAGATGCTCCGCCATGTTTTCGGCCGAGGTCACAAACGGAACAGGGTAAACCCGATGACAGGCGCCACTTGCCAACAGGGCAGCCCTGGAAGGGTCATGGTCATTCAACAGCAGGCTGTGGTCCATCTGCGCCAAGACTGGAGCCACCTTGGCTTCAATCGCCTCGAACAGCATGGAGACGCTGCTATTCTTGGGCTCTTCGACTGTAACCATGACACCGTAGCGGTGGCCATGAATGGCGGCACATTTTCCACCCAGCTCCTCATTCCGGTGCGCCGCATAGAAGTGGAATGCCTTGGCAATAATCATCTCATGACCTCCAGCAACGGATCAGGAGCGCCACAAAACTCAAACGCCTCTGCCCGCTCTGTGCAAGCCCCGCACTGCTGGCAAGGGACAGTGTCCCCGACATAGCAGGTCCAGGTCCTCTGGTAGGGAACATCAAGGAACAGGCCCCTCCTGGCGATCTGCCCTTTTGTCAACTGCAAATAGGGCGCCACCAGACCTAGCTGATGCCAGTCAGACAACATGAATGCCGCCCGCATTGCTTCGACAAAAACAGGCCTACAGTCAGGGTAAATGGTGTGGTCGCCTGAATGGGCACCGTACATTAGTTGGTCAGCTTTCCGGGCAATTGCAATAGCTCCGACCGCCGCCAGCATGAACATGTTCCGGTTGGGAACAACTGTTTGCCGCATAGTTGGTTCATCGTAGCGGCCAAACGGCACAGGAATAGTTGCGTCACTCTGGCTGCTGCCGGTCAGAAACCTGGACAGTCCCGACAGGTCCAAGACATCAAACTTCACCCCAAGCCCGCGGCAAATGCTTTCGGCGCATTCCAGTTCCTTCTTGTGCCGCTGATTGTAATTGACCGCAATAGCCTCGACTGTTCCCCCAGTATCCAGAACATCATATAGCAGGGTTGTGGAATCCATGCCGCCTGAAAACACCAAGACAGTCTTCATGTTTTTTTTCTTTCATATCCTTTTTGTTATGGATTTTCCTAAGTAGCTCTCGTCTCTTGCATCGCCATTCATGGCCAAATAAAGCCGCGTCCCAAACAGTCTACGAATCTCTAGCGAATAACGAATATATGAATCTATATTTATTTCCTGTAATAGGCTCCCTGTCAAAGGCCTGCCATGCCATTTTTTTTTATCCAGCACATCCGTCACGGTATAGCCCATCTGGCTTATAAAGTTAAATGCTATTTTGTCAGCAACAATCAAGTGCCTTTCTTTTTCAGAAAAAAACGACCGCCAAACACCTTTGCCCAGGTAGACATGCAGTTTGCCATATCTGAACCCCGAATTCCAAGTTGAACAATCGCAACTGTACGGGCGGAGGGCAGTAAGCATTGCGGGCTTCGTGTAGCCGAGCCAGTGAACATTTCTTCCAGCTGCCCATTTCATTTTTTCAAGCACATAGCTTTTTGATGCAGAACCTTTCCCAGGCCGCTTGAGACCACCTAAGGCCACATAGTCGCTCAGCTCGAATAATTCATCCATTCGTCGCTTGTCGTCTCCGAGGACATGTACAGGGACGGGACTAAACCCAGCCCTAGCCATTTCACGGAAATTGAAGTCGGTCTGTTTCGGATCTCCTATGACATCCAGTGAAATATAGCGGCAGATTCGGTGCTTCCATGTTCTTAAAAAATCACAGTAGTCATCAAGCCTGATGTCTTGGCCTGTATTTTTTGCCGTAAATGCGCCGCTGTCCAACAGCAGCTCGACATGGGGATTTTCTGCAATTCGCGCAAACGATTCAAGATAGATCCTTGCGTACGCATAAGAAATCAGGACTGTAACCTTTTTCAAAATGCCTCGCATTTATAGTTATATGGCAGAAGGACCAAATTCACTGCGGCCATTATTTCCTCCTTTTTCGCTGACTTAACCGTCACCCGAATACTGACCGTTTCCTCATCGGGGTCATAGTTCTCGACTTCGGCCAAGTCTTCTTTGTCGCCTTTCCATTCGCCGGTATAAAGCCCTGCCTGGGCAGCAAGATTCGCCAGCATTCCAGCCACAGCCTCATTCGATGTCTGAACACCCCGCAGCAAGGCATCAAGGGCTGCGGCATCAGAATCAGCCATCGCCCCAATAGGGTCAAAGGTAGCCAGGATCTTGTCCGCCTCGGCCTCGTCCACATCCAGGATTAGGACCGGAATTTCACTATCCGCGGCTGTCTCTGTCCGCAGGTGGCCGTCAATCAGCATCAGGCCTTGCGGTGTCTCCCTGGCCAGCACCGCACCGGCAAACCCGATCTCCGCCAATAAGCCCTGGAGGGCTTCCTTCTGCGCCTTCGGATGGGTCCGCCAGTTTTTCGGGCTTGGCGCCAGCTCAGATGCCTTGACCCTGCGGAATTCCTTGATGCGGTCCCTGATCTTCATAAGTCTAAGTCCTCATCTAACTCGTAGGCATGTGACACCGCAGGAATCGACAGCCGCAACAGCCCCGGCTTTGGCCTGGCCCGGTCGCTCTCCAGGGGCTCATGGTCGGGCCGGTCAGCTGCATGATACAGACTTTTCCGGGCCTTGGCCCGTAGCCTCATTTCCTCCACCCGTTCCGGCGATCCCGGAGGATAGACCGATGGCTCCTCTGGCTCAGGCCGGTCAGCGTACCGCTCAGGCAGCAGCGCCCAGGATAGCCGCAGCCACTGCGGAACTGTCAGCCCAAAATCTTCAGCCACAGATTCCAGCCTCTCCATCAGCAGCGACACAGGGATTACCTGGCGATTCGGGTAAGCGTCACCGCTGGTGATTTTTTCACTCAATATTCAGCCCCGCAGGCCAAACCTTCAGAATCACATAGGCTACGCTTTTTTTGGTGTCAGGCTCATGGTAGCGCACAGAAACAGATTTCACAGTCCGGCAGTCATCACT